ACCCAGTTCTAGCAGAAGCAGTTACACAATTTCAAGCACAAGCTTACAAAGAATTACTACCGGCTACTGGACCCGTACATACTAGAGTTATTGGTTTAGCTAATAGACAAAAAGAGGACCAGTCAGTCAGAGTCAAAGAATTCATGAACTATCAGCTCATGGATGTAATGAAAGAGTATGAACCCGAGTTCGATCAAATGCTCTTTTATCTACCTCTCAGCGGCTCTGCATTTAAAAAAGTTTATTACGATGAACTATTAGGTAGAGCCGTTTCAAAGTTTGTTCCTGCCGATGATTTACTAGTACCTTACACTGCAACATCTTTAGAAGATGCAGAGTCTGTAATTCATGTTATTAAAATGTCAGAGAATGATTTAAGAAAAAAACAAGTAGCAGGATTCTATGTTGATATAGAATTAACACCTGGCTACAATGAAGAAACAGAAGTAGAGAAAAAAGAGAGAGAATTAGAAGGAGTTAAAAGAACTAGAGACGAAGATGTATTTACAGTTTTAGAGATACACACAGATTTAGATTTAGAAGGCTTTGAAGATAAAGATTCTACTGGAGAAGACACAGGAATTAAACTTCCATATATTGTAACAATAGAACTTGGAAGTAGAGAAGTATTATCAATTAGAAGAAACTATTTAGCAGAAGATCCAAGTAAACAAAAACAAGAATATTTTGTACACTTTAAATTTTTACCTGGAATGGGTTTTTATGGTTTCGGTTTAATTCATATGATCGGTGGTTTGTCAAGAACGGCAACTACTGCATTAAGACAATTATTGGATGCAGGTACTTTAAGTAACTTGCCTTCAGGATTCAAACAACGTGGAATACGTGTTAGAGACGAGGCTCAATCTATACAGCCCGGCGAATTCAGAGATGTCGATGCACCTGGTGGAAACATCAAAGATGCATTTATGCCTTTACCATTTAAAGAACCTTCAGCGACTTTATTACAGTTGATGGGTACAGTGGTTGCGGCAGGGCAAAGGTTTGCCTCCATCGCTGACATGCAGGTCGGGGATGGCAATCAACAGGCAGCTGTTGGAACGACCATAGCTCTATTAGAACGAGGTTCAAGAGTCATGTCAGCAATACATAAACGATTATATGTAGCGATGAAAAGTGAATTTAATTTATTGGCAGGAGTTTTTAAAACTTATTTACCCCCTGAATATCCATATGATGTTGTAGGTGGACAAAAAAATATTAAGGTTGCAGATTTTGATGACAAAGTAGATATTATACCTGTTGCAGACCCTAATATATTTTCTCAATCACAAAGAATATCACTGGCACAAACTGAATTACAATTAGCACAGTCTAATCCAGGAATGCATAATTTATATGAAGCTTACAGACATATGTATGAAGCAATTGGTGTAAAAAATATTGATGCAATCTTACCACCCCCTGTAGAACCGTCTCCAGTGGACCCTGCAACTGAAAATATTCTAGCAATGTCTAATAAACCTTTTCAAGCTTTCAAAGGACAGGACCATCAAGCACATATTACAACGCATTTAAACTTTATGGCGAGTAATGTTGCAAGAAATTCACCCGTTGTTATGGCAACTTTGGAAAAAAACATCTTTGAACACATTTCACTAATGGCACAAGAGCAATTAGAAGTAGAATTTAGAGATGAGATACAACAATTGATGCAAATGCAACAAATGGCACAGCAAAATCCTCAAATGCAACAAGATCCGCAGTTCCAACAACAGATTATGCAAATGTCTATGGCATTAGAGTCTAGAAAAGCAAAATTAATTGCAGAATCTACTGAAGAATTCAGAGATGAGGAAGCAAAAATTACCGGAGAGTACGGTGGAGACCCAATTGCTAAATTAAAAGCTAGAGAACTTGATTTAAAAGCTATGGATAATAATATTAGACAAGAACAGGATCAAGAAAAGATTAATATGGAAAAATCTAAGAATCTTATGGGTCAACAGCAGTTTAATGAGAAATTAGAACAAAATGAAGACTTAGCAGAGCTTAGAGCAGACACTTCTTTAACTAAAGCTCAAATGAGTATTGACTCTAAAAGAGAAAATGACATGATGAAACAAAGGGACGTTAGGATCTTGAAAGGTCCGCGAAGATAGTATACAATAATCACTTAGGAGAAAAATATGAAACCAAAAGACTTTTTTACAAAAAACAATCCAAATTATGTTGGTCCTGTTGTATCAGATACACCTAGAGCAGATGGTTCTAATACACATAAAACTAACTCAGATGGATTTTCAGAAGCTGTAGAAGTTAAAGTTCCTTTAGGACAACCTACTATTAATAAAGTTGGTGGCCAAAAGAGAATGCTAGCATCTAAAAAATCTTCCGTTAAGTGGTACTAACTCATGTGGTTATCGGCAATTAAATTAGCCGTTTCTGCAGGAAGCCATATCTATAAAAATAAGCAACAGACAAAAATGCTTATGTCGGACGCTGCTATGAAACATGCTCATAAAATGAGTACTGGAGAATTAGAATATTCTGGAAAATTACTAGAAGCAAGACAATCAGATTGGAAGGACGAATTTATTTTGGTCTTGCTGTCAATTCCAATCGTAATGTTGGGATGGTCAGTATGGTCAGATAATCCTGTACATATGGAGAAAATGGAGTTATTCTTCCTACACTTTGGAAATTTACCGTTTTGGTACCAAACAATTTTTGTTGGTGTAATTGCAAGCGTCTATGGACTTAAGGCAACAGATCTGATAAAAAGAAAATAACTTTAAGGAAAAAATTATGAGCGCAAAATCTAGAAAACGAAACAGAAGACTTGCAGCACTAGCGGGAGTTATTACAGCAGGTGCATTGGCTGCAAGAAAAAATAAAGCAGACTTAGCATCAACTGAAGATGGTAAGAGTGCCAACACAACTATTCAAGATAATAAACCTAAAAAAGATATAGATACAAAACCAATTGCTAAACCAGATACAACACCTAAAGATACACAACCTAAAGGTTCTAATGTTAGAACCAGAGGAAAAATTGTAGATTCATCAGGTGATACTGTTGCAAGTGCTGGTACAGCTATAGCTGACAACAAATCAAAAGTTACTAACGTGACAAAACCTGGTGACAACATGTATTCAACAAATGCAGGTAGTTCTAACCCAAGAAGAGTAAATAGAAAAGACGGCGGAAGAATGGGTCTTAAATCTGGTGGAAGAGCTAAAGGTTGTGGAAAAGCATTAAGAGGATTCGGTAAAGCAATGAAGGGGAACAGATAATGTCAAATAGAAACTATAATACACAAACAAATCCAAACAGACAAAAACTAATGAATGGCGGAAGAGCTAAAAAAAATATGGGTGGTTCTATGAATGCAAGAGCTGACATGAGATCTGGTTACTATCCATCAGACATGGGTATGGAAGGTGGAGCTATGTATAAAAAAGGTGGACCCGTTAAAAAGAAAAAAAATAAATTCCCAGATCATTCAGGTGATGGAAAAATTACTAAGAAAGATATCTTAATGGCTAAAGGTATTATACCTAAAACTAAAAAGAAAAATGCTTAAAAAACTTATTAATAAAATCTTTGGAAAAAGATGTGAGTGCAAATCTAAAATAGTTTGTACACATGAAAATGCTGCAGTTAGAAAAGAAGTTAAATACTGTAGTTTATGTAAAACAATCTTAAACGAAGGATAAACAATGGCAAAACGTGGACTATACGCAAACATACACGCTAAGAAAAAAAGAATCGCTGCAGGATCAGGTGAGAAGATGAGAAAACCTGGATCTAAAGGCGCACCAACAAAAGCTAACTTTGTAAGATCAGCTAAGACTGCCAAGAAACCTAAAAAGAAAAAGTAATGGCTTCTGCAGCTTGGACTAGAAAAGAAGGTAAATCCAAATCGGGTGGACTTAATAAAAAAGGTGTCGCATCTTACAGAGCCGCGAACCCTGGTTCCAAATTAAAAACAGCAGTAACCACAAAACCTTCTAAATTAAAAAAAGGTTCTAAAGCCGCGAAACGTAGAACTTCATTCTGCGCGCGTATGACCGGAATGCGTAAGAGACAGAAAGCTAGTAATAATACTGGTGAAGATAGACTATCTAAGTCGCTTAGAAAATGGAATTGTTAATGAGAGATACTAAATCAATAGAAAGCTTTTTAAAAGAGAAATACAAAAAAATTACTGAGATGAGTTTGTTTAGACACTTGAAAAAAGAGGTAGAAACAGGGGCTAGTGGAACTCAAGATTATGTGATAAAAAAGGGACCTAATAAAGATAAAATAGCAAAAAAATAGAAAGGGTATTATGGAAGAAGATCACTTTATAGATAAAATAAGAAAAATAATTAAGATGAGACACGATGATACGGTTTCAGCTATGGCCTCAGGTGGGGTTGACAGTATGGAAAAATATCAGTATATGTTAGGACAGATAAGAACGTATCAATATTTAAGTCAGGAGATATCCAGCCTGCTAAACAAAAAGGAGCAAAAAGAAAATGAAGGAACAGTTGTCAACATCGGTTCAAAAACCAAAGATTGAACTACCGAATAAAACATTAGTTGGTGTCAAACCAACAGAAAAAAAATCAGATGAAATAGGAAAAACTCCTAAACCTACGGGTTGGAGAATTTTAGTTCTACCTTTTAAACAAAAAGAAAAAACTAAGGGTGGAATTATATTAGCTGATGAAACAGTAGAACGATCACAAGTAGCATCAACTTGTGGTTTAGTTTTAGACATGGGACCACACTGCTACGATAAAGAACGATACCCAGAAGGTCCTTGGTGTAAGAAAGGTGATTGGATTATCTTTGCAAGATACGCTGGATCACGAATTAAAATAGATGGGGGTGAGATAAGACTTTTGAATGATGATGAAGTTTTAGCGACCGTGGATAACCCTAAAGACATATACCACGAATTTTAACAACCATAGGAGAAACTATGCCAGAAACAGAAAACGATAAAA